TCCATCAGAAATAAAATGCGCCTTTGATGTCATTCTTGAAATCTTCCACCTTGAAGCAGTCGCCCATTTCAGCGTGCCATCGGCGATACAGATCCGGGTAATACTTTATGCGCTCAATCAGCGGGCGAATGAGGTGCCACATCTCATGCTCGCCAGGGCATTCAGGCCTTTCGTCACGGATATGAAAGGAAATATATCGCAGTTCCGCCTGGCGGATCATCGTTATGATTTCCGAAAACTGCGTATCCATGAATTGCTGCGAGCGTAAGAATGACAGAGTTTCATAACCCATAAACCGCTCTGCCACCTCCTGCTCGAAGCGCAAAGCGTGCGAGCGTATGGAGCGGTATGTGTCAAGCAAAGGGGCATCCCCACAGAAGCGGCGCACCACCGAGAGGTCGGGAATGAAAGTACCGCACCACCACTGGCCCATCGGAGAATTGAGCCAAATTTCTGTATGCAGCAGATGACTAACGAGCGACACTATATTAGCATCGACCGAAGATTTGATCGATGCAATCAACCGCTCCATACGCTCTTTCGACGCAGGGGCGCGGCCTTCAGTGCTGATGACAGCGAAACCAGACGGCGTGAGCGAAACGTCGAGCGAAGGCACCGCCTCGGCGAAAGCCTTCCTCACGATTATTTTTTCAACCAGGGGAAGCAGCGCCTCCGGCACCTCATAGTCAGCACCGAGGAAATTATCGGTAAGCCATAGTGCAGCAGAGTCGAGCCACGGCCGCAACTTTGTCAGCAGCGGCATCTCACTTTGTACCTCGTGAACCACGTTGGGGATTATGTCACGCAGTCGGTTGTTATCAATCGTCAGCACCATCGTCATCAGGTTTAGCGGTTACTTCTTTAGCGTCGACATGCTCGTCGAGAGTAGTAAGTTGTATGAACGGACAATCTGGATGCACATTCTTCCAGCCATTGTAACGTATGATAATCTCATGGACCGGGAACAATACATCGCGATATGGTTTTTTCAAGGCCTGGGCAATAGTGTAAAGTTCGCGCTTATCCGATCCGCTGTTGTTGGTCTGCGCCTTGCCCGGCACCGAGCCAACGAGGTTGGAATGGACGCGCATTGTGAAGCATAGCACATTGATAGCCTCGGCGATGTCCGACTCCCAGTCGCCCCCTTCCTTCGTTCTGGAGTCGATAGGCGTGACCGTTATGTCCGGCGTTTCCCCCTTGCCGTCGAGAGAGATGCTTTTGCCTGAGAAGAGCACCGAGCCAGTATTCTCCACATTGGTCAGGAACTCCAGCATCTCGCGCTTCTTTTTGTTCATCAGCTCCACCTGGGCCTCTTTGGTGACGACGTGTAGCTTCGTGAACAGATCGTCCCAGTAACGGCTCGATACCTCGATGATATATTTGATTGGTGCGGCATTCTTCAACTTCGATTCTTTGGCCGCACCGATGAGACGCTTGATGTTATACCAGTTGCCACGAAACAGTGCGGCATAATGAGGAATCGGGTAATACATAGAGTCCACTCCCGGGAAGCGGCTCAAAATTGCGAACTTGCGAGTGGTCGTCTGTTTCCCCTCGGGGTAGCTGCGGGTGGTACGCAACCCCATGCGCTGTTGCAAGTCCTTCCACGGCGAGCGGGGGTCGAGCAATTCAATTTCCTCGATGTGGTCCTGCGGTTGCATGTTCCTGAAAGATCCGAACAGGACCTTCGTTATCTTGCCTGTCACTGGGTCTGCCGGACAGAATCGGCAATAGCACGCCGGCTTACGGTGCAGTTCCACAATCTTTGTGCCGTCATCATTTAGAATAATCACCGACACGGCAAAGTTGAAGTACATCAGATCCTGGCACACACCGAGGAAATAATTCGGGAGGGGATTGTCAAACAGGAAATTCTCCACCTCGTCCCGCACTGCTTTCGTGGCGGCCTCGGTGCAGTATCGCAGCCCCGAGCCATAGCAGACTTCAGCGTTAAACACTTGACAGGTGGCAAGGGTTTCATCCGCCTCTATCAGATTGATAAGCTTGTATGGCAAATCGTCGTCAGCGCCGCCCCATGCCACATATTCCCTGCCGTCAATGTTGCGTGTCAGCAGGTCGCCAGACTCGCGGAACACTTCGGAAGTCTTGGTTATGATAGCCGCTCTGGCATTGGCAAGCGGTATGTCGTGGATTGAGACTGTATCGATATAATTTTCCATTATTGGAGATAATTTGGAAGGTTTTATAAGAATACTTCAAAATCATCGATGCCGATGATGCAGACATCGTGAATGGTTCGTATTTGGTGGGATCTGAGCAACTTGATTGAGCGTGTGCCCTTGTAGTAGTCATAGCGCAGCGACACTGCCTGGTCATAATATATGAGAGAGCCGTCGCGCAGCCGCACCACTGTGAGGCTGACAGGCTGCCCGGAGTCGAGCATCTTACGGGCTTGAGATATGTGAATTCCCTTTTTCATGCGAACTCGGCGGTAAATTCTTGTGAGAAAATATTGCTGCGTATCGGTGCGAGTGCCGCCATGTCTTCATTTAGCAAAACAGGACGGTCGCCAACGAAGCGAAATGTAAATTTCATCGTTATCAAGGAATCATCATCGTTATCAATATCGCAAGTATGGTCGGCAATGAGAATGTCGTATTCATCCGGCGTGGTCATCAGCCGTACCTCGTGTGACGAAAAAAGATCCTCGAGCGTGAGAGCCTGATCACGTGTGAGTGGGCCGGTCTCGACCTCGTAGGTGAGATTCACCACCTGATTGTAATGGAGCGAACGACCACTGCACACAGCAGTATCACGGTCTATGGCGGTCTTGCGTTTCACCTTACCCACCACATCCACAAATTCCAGGCAGTTGAAAAGGTTCTTGAATCGGAACGTGAGGAAATATGGATCATCAACAACGTAAAATATTTTTTGGATCTCACCGTATGTGACGGCAAAATAAGAGATTTTCACAAGGTTGCCGCCTGTTTCATCCGTGGTTTGATTCAACCCATAGCGAATGATGTCATCGACGGAGAAAAACAGGTAATCATAATCAGGGTTGCGATGAAATTCTTTTTCCACCATTCCGACAGAGCCATCCGAATTAATGCCTACCACCTTGACATTATATGAAGTGGATCCAGTGTCAAAATGGGATAGGGACACCATCGATGAGCGATGTACTATGGCCGTTGCAGCTGTCGTCCAAAAGCAGCTGCGAAAGTTGAAATTGGAGTTAAGATTGTGTGTGCAATAGATTGCGGTAAAGTCAAGCGAAACGCCATCCACCACTACAGAAATCATATCCAGCGTTCGATTGAGCGCACGGAAGCGTTCCTCTATCAACTTTCCAAGGCCCGATAGTTCTACAATGCCGTTAAACGAGTACAAGGTTGTTGAGAAAAACTCGTCAATCTCACTATCGGGCTCACGAATCACCCGTACCTGCACCTTCGTTTTATCAGTGCGGGCACAGATGGTGTCAAGGCGAGAGGTTAGCACATAGGCACCACCATTGATAGATGTTAAAATTTCCGTTGCCATACCACGAAATTAGATGATTGCCCGAATGGCCTAAAAGACAAACGGCTCGCGGTTGCCCTGTTAGGATGCCGTGAGCCATACGGTTTCCCTTAAGCCACCCACCTTTCCTGTGAGGTGGGCAACTTTGGGAAGCTCGAATTATTAAGCGTTTTTTGTGCCAAGCGACTTCGCCGATGTTTTCACTTTTTTCTTTTTCGGCTCGTCAAGTTGTTCACAAATTGCGACCCGCTTGCCCGCTCGCACCAACTTAGGCAGATAAGCGTCGAGTGCGTGGTGTGGGAAGCCTGCCAACTCGATAGATTTGGCCTTTCCGTTGGCTCTGCGAGTTAGGGTGATGCCCAGGACTTCAGATGCGGTGACTGCATCATCGGCAAATGTTTCATAAAAATCGCCTACTCGGAAAAGCAAGACGGCATCGGGGTGCTTTTTCTTCATTTCGGCATACTGCTTCATTAGCGGCGTGGCGGCCACTGATGCGGACCGCTTAGGCTCGTCCGCTTTTATGACCTCTACCTTTTCCGCTTCGGCTTTCTTCTCAGACTCTGCGGCCTCCGTTTTAGCTTTTGCCTCGGCTTTTTCTGCAGCTTTGGCTTCTGCGGCTTTTTTTGCTCGAGTGCTAACGGCATTAGTGCGCTTTATCTCTGCACGCAAGAGAGCAAAAGCATTTTTGGATATTGGGCAATTTTCGCCTTTCAGCATAAAGGCATAGTTAAGAGCGTTGGCCGCATTGGTGAAATTGCAAATGTGCCATATTGAGCGGTCCGACATATACGTGCCCACACTGATTATTTGCGGGCCTGTTGTAGTGGTGCTTCCATCCGCATAGATTGACAGTTCGATGAGCGACTGCGGGGCGATGAAAGCGGTGACGCATACTGCTGTGGGCATTGTGGCGGCTGCTGCGAATAAATTGGCGGAGGTGTTTGTTGCTGTCTGCATAGTTAATGATTTTTAGATGATTAATGATTGATATTGAACACACGGAAGAAAGCGTTGTATACTTCAACCTCAAAATGAGCGTGGCCGTAATTGGGAACTTCATTTATCGGATTGGAGGAGAGGTGAGAAGCTTTTACGCCTTTCTGGGCTTTCTTGCTGTCAGGCTTCTGTGTAGCTGTGGGCTGTTCCATATTCTTACTTTTGTGATTCATTTTTCGTCCTTGTTATCGAGTTTGATTTAGCTTTTACATTGCAAGCAGAGGGCGAACGAAAGCGCCATGAGGCAAATTTTTGGAGGAAAATACACTGCCACCGGGAGGAAGATTTTCAGAACAAAGCGCAGCCCAATTTGCAGGGTGCGTGTCCGCCCTAACTTTGCGATGTGAATAGCGTCAAATCAAATTCGTGTGACCAGGGCTACAGGAAAAATGCATCGGAAAATTCAATGACCAGGACAGCACACGGCCACATTTAAGCCGATGCCACACAGACAGCAAGAATGTCCAGAAAGGAATGAGTCAGGGATAGAAACCGTATGGCCGTTATCGCATTGGGGGCTTGCGCAGCAAGAGACTTTGCGATTAAGGTGCGCAGCATGACAGCCCGACCCGCAGGGGGACTCCCCCAAAACAAAAAGGTCGCCCCACGGATTGAACCGGGAACGACCTGTCAGAGGAGAGAGATAGGAGAGAGGAAAATGAGTTAGCCGTCGATAGCCAGTAGATATGCCGCAAGCCATGGCAGCCAGCAGATTGCGAACCCACCTGCGAGAGTCCACAGCCAGTCCCATAGGCAGAAGTGGTTGCCGATTGAGTGTGAGTCATGCAGCTCTTTGATAAAGCCTATCACGGTCACGGCGGCAAGTGCCACAGCGACAGACCACCAGGGCATGTGTGGGGGTATGTGGGCAAATATTACGCCCACGATAAGGCAGATGGCAAGACCCATTATGAAATGGAGACACTTGTCGAAGCCTCTTTTGTCAGAACACTGAGCCATTGCGTTTTAATTTAATGATTAGGATAATGAAAAGAATGATTATAACAGCAAGAATAGAGGAAAATACCACCCAATCCGAGGGTCGCAGAATATCATAATCGGAGCGAGCGCTCTGCGCCGTTGCTGTGGCCTGCCACTTGCTGGCATTGACGGTGTCTTTATCGTCAACCGTTGCCACCTCATGTCGTGCGGCTTTGGTGTCGTTGCCGGCCCTGGCGCTCTCTATCTTCAGACTTTTGGGGGCAGCGCGTATGCAAGGGTGTGCCGTGTCAGGCGGAAAGAACTCGACAGTAACGCCAGAGAGGTCGATGTCGGTGGAAGCACTGATGACAGAGAGGACATCATCAACCGACACCGACTCCTTGGCTGCGGAGACTTCTACGGCAGTAGAGTCAACCATCCGCGTCACCGTCTGCTTGGACGAACGACACGAACATATTGCTGACATCAGCAATATGGAAAGAGGAATCAGAAATCGCATATTTTGAATGACGGACATGCTTTGTTGACAAATTCATTGTGACAATGGAGGGTGGCCCCCGGGAACTGGGACTGGAGTTTGGCGACAAGCTCGTGCATCGCCTCATTTTGAGCAGGGGTGCGCGTATCCTTAGGAGTTACGCCGTCAGCGGCGCAGCCGCCTACATAGACAATACCGATTGAGTGTGCGTTATGCCCTTTGCAGTGTGCTCCAGCCTGTTCTATGGGCCTGCCGACATGCACAGAGCCATCACGGTATACCACGAAGTGATAACCGATGTCATTCCATCCGTTACCATTGACGTGCCAGTCGCGAATTTGCGCCACAGTGTAGTCGCAGCCTTCGGGCGTAGCCGTGCAGTGCAGAATGATTTCATTGATTTTGCGCATAATCATACGGGTATATTGTGGAGTTTCATGCGCGCCACCAGCACATTGTCAAGTTGCGCCATGAATTTAATTTGCAAAAGAATCAGCGACTGTTCCTCTGAGGAGAGGCGCATAAACCTGGATTGGTCGTCAGCGAATAGGCGTAGGTTTTTAAGGTGCCTTGCATTTCGGGCATGATGCTCTGCCAGACGCAACTCATAGCGCTTCATTGGTCTGCGATTGTTTGTTTTTCTCCTTATCGCGGATAGCCTCGATAAATGGTTTGATTTGGAAATTAAGGTCGATACCCATAAAGGCCCCGGCGGCCACAAGCAGCATGCCGAACACGGTGATGACCGATGGGTGAATCTCACCTATCGGAGGCATGTATAAGGCCAGCATTACCACAAGCATGCCGAAGACTACCAGGAGGAATGCCAGTATGGTCTGAATGGTGATTCGGCGCTTGAATGTTGTGATTGTTTGAGTCATAGCGAAGCGAGTTATTTGGATCGTGTTACACTGCAAATGTACGGCAGCACGATTGCACAGCAAAAGACGAAAAAGACTATAGAACGCCTGAGGGGTCGATAAAAGCGACACCCGAATACGGTCGGTTTTCACACCCGATATACAGAGTGTCGAAGGCATCAGTTCCGTCAGTTCGCAGCTCAAGGCGGTCATCCTCCGTTTCTGCCAGTTTCTCTCCCGACTTATCCTTCTGGAATCCATTTCGGCCCCGACTGACCCCGGCAGACTGAATGGCCAAAATGAGGTCATCATTATTTTGTCGGTTAAAGTATGGTGTCAGACGGTTAAGTCCGGCAAAGCCTCGGTTTATCAAATTGTACTTCTCATCGTGGCGCATAGGGGTGCCAAGAGGCGTGGCAACCACGTCCCATCCATATTTTTCAAACTCATTGATGATAGTATAACGGAAATCGATAGAGTTGACAGCGTAGTTAGAGCCAAGCGCAGTTGTGTCATAGTAGAAAACGACTGTCTTGCACTTGTGTTGGGCATAGTATTGGCAGAAGTCAGCCACAAGCGCCGGTATCTTCCGCTCATATTTCACATAGAACGATTTCAGCACGTTCAGACGGCCAAGGCGTTCATCAGGTTGCCCGGCGACAATCCAATTGATGTTTGCATTATAGTCCATGCCGATACATATAGGCCGGAATCGGTCAAGGTCGCGGTCGGCGCGGCAGTCCATAGCCTCCGGTTGGAAGTCAAAGCCAATGGTGTCGAGGTATTCAAAATCGCTGTCATTATACTTGTGGCCCTCTTTCATCGAGGAATAGAAGCCGTCGCGGGCAATGCCTATTTTCTGACACATTATTGATGTCTGGAACGTCAGCGGCGTAAGGTCGCGCTTCATATCACGAAGGTATTGTTCCCCAAGCAACTGCACGTTCTCCACCGAGGAATATTCGCGGTAGTATGTTGCTATGGAACGTAGTTTGTTGATGTTCGCATCGAGGCGGCGCAGGTGTCCGCGGAGGTAAGGAGGAGGCTCAACGCCTTTCTGACGCATTTCAATAATCTTCTGCTTCTGTCGCCACTGCTCCACCACCCCTGCCTCTATGGCGCGGATAATCTCCATATTGCGGTCGGCCTTCATGTCCTTTTCATACTCCAGGAACCATGAACCTTTTTTGCTCTGTGGCATATCGGAGAGAATGAGCATTGCATGATTGAATGAGTGGCGCGAGAAATGGGTCTTGATGCCACCATTGGCAGGAATAGTTTCCTGATGGAGTTTCACCGGGTCGATGAACTTAGCCTCGTCAATAAGCAGCCACGAGAGCGTCAGCGAGTTGGCCGCACCCTTGCGGTCTTGAGAGAGTATGACCGCGAGTGAGCCGTTATAGAAAGAGATTACTTGTTCCCAATCATCGGGTTTTGTGATAGGAGCGGCAAAAGATTTAGGCGGTTGCCGACCTACAACAAAGTGAATACCGCGCTTGAAGCCCCAACGCTCCCAAGCCGCGAAAAGGCCAGGGAGAGTGTTGGTCA